CACTCAATCTGGCCCGTCACCGCAACCTGTCTCCCATTGCGCGGCGTTTGCAATGATGAAGGCCTGGGCCCAGCTCGGCAGTGCATCAAACTCTATCGGACCAGCGCCGTAATTACTGATCGGAATAGGCTTCTGGCCCCGACAAACTTCATACTTCGTCTGTGCTGCCGTCTGCTTGATCAGCGCGGTTTCGTCCAAATACGAGCCTGTAGGTGCCGTCGCGCATGCTGGCACTAAACCTAGGAATGCTAGTCCGGCCAGCCTCCAAAGCGCTGTCTGCAACATCTCTTTCCTCCATTACGACTTCAGCTTGAGTTTCTACTGCACGGGCTTGCGCTTGCGCCTGGCGTTCAGCGAATTTGCGCCGTTCTTCCTGTCTGGTTTTATGCTCTAGGGTCTCGTCTCTGACCTTCATGAACAACAAGAAACCCAGAACTGCTGCAATGCCTTGAGCAATGCGGTTGTTCATCAACATGGCTAACATCGGCTCACCTCAATACATCAACTGGGTTGCTTCAGTTTCAGCACGGGCTCGCTTGCGTCGGGCACGAACCCACTCAAACAGACCAATTGCAACAATGGCCGCACCGATCAGTAAAATGATCAGCATAATGCGGTTCATGTCGTCGCCGCGTGTCGCATTGCTGACCGTATCGTAGACGCCTGCCGCACCCGTGATTGCGCCAACGCGAACATACGTCTCAGCATTGCGTTGCCCTACTGCTGCCTTGAACCGTTCTGCTTCCTCCAACGGTTTTGCACCAACCCGCGCAGGATCTTCGACCGCATAAGGAATGTCTTCAGGTTTGCGACTGTGAACGCTCAAGGGCTTCGTTCCAGCAGGCGCTACGGGTGTAGCAACAGGCTCAAGTGCAGATGCAGGCGCAGTGTCGGCAACTGCCTCTAGCTCTGGCTCTGGCTCAGGTTCAAGTTCGGGCTCAGGTTCAGGTTCTGGCTCTGGCTTTGGCTCAGGTTCCGGCTCAGGTTCAGGCTCAGGTTGCAGTTCGGGTTCCGACTCTGTTTCATCCTCTGGATCGTCCTCGTCCCACAAACCAACGCGCACCTGCTCGCGAACGTCATCAATACGACGCACGATTTTGACACCTAACCGCCGTGCATCCTCTTCCAGTTCCTCTAATGACCGCAGGTTCGCGTCCTCAGTGGTTTTTGGTTTTTCCTCGGCGCCGCGCGTCGGTATGCTCAACTCATCAAAAATTTCATTCTCACTCACCAGGTCTCTCCAATCTGTGTCCCAGTCTGCATCTTTCGCGGCATCAACCGCGCGCTCCCAACTCCACCCGAACCAGCCGTAAAGCACTTCACAGAGCCGCCGCCGGTACAGTCCCAGCAGCTTCTTTTTGCCTGCATAGACAGCCGTAACCCACTCATCAGCGATTTCGCTAACGGGTCGGTTTTCTTTGATAAGAGCCTTGGTGCGAGGAAATGCGCGGTCTGCGTCCGATCCAATGTTATACATTAGAGACGCCAGCGCATCGCGCGCACTTGGTTGCAGGTCAACGCCTTTAAAATGCTTGTTGAGGGAAGGCTCGATGCGGTCTCTAACGTGCCAAAAAAGCTCTTGCTCGGCCTCGTCTTCCGTTATCTCATCACCGATCTGAACGGGTTCGCCATCTACATGCCAGTGCGTTGTGCCGAACCCAATCGTCCATTTACCGGCTGAATCCATGTAAGGCTGTGCAGAAAAACCCTCCCATGCCCGAATGATGGACAAGCTAGCTGGCGTTGTTGTCAGCATTATCGGCTCCATTGCTTTCTGGTCTGATCACATCAACAGAGTTGCCAGGCACCGGAAGGTGTTCGTCGTCACGCATGACCAGCGCGATTTCCTCGTCAGTCGCCAACCCTGCACGACGTAAAACGGTGATTGCATGCATCATGTTACCGTCAGGGAATGCGTTCTGTGCGATGCCTTCCGCTGTCCAGCGGGTTGTGCGCGCGTAGCGAACTGCCTTTTGCCACTTCGGCAGATAGCCCTCTGCCGCCTCTCTGATTTTCTTTATCTGTCGCGAGTTTCGCGCACGTGTCTTCGCAGCTTTGCGGCCAGCCTCAACACGAATCGGGTCTTTTTCGTCATCCAGCTTGCGTTCGCTGACAACCTTTAGGGCAGCATAACCTCCAGTGAATGAGGCCATCATCAGTAATTCGCCAAAACCAAAAAACAGCGTGAAAAAGATAACCCCCCACGCAAACTTATGCGTGTCGGACGGATTTTCCGCAGGCGACCAGACGCCTGTTGAAATTCGTGCAAGAAACGTGAACAGCGGATTGAAGCTGTCACTGTCAGCCTGCGCTTGTGTCGCTACAGAGCTGGTTGAACGCGCATCAGCCTGTAGCTCGGCAATCTGTGCATCTAACGTCCGTATGCGCTCATCACGCACCTGCAACGCCTGCGTGATGTCCGCACGGTAGGTGTCGGCCTGATCATCATTGTCCAGTCCGTCACTGGTGATGTTAGCAATAGCCTCGCGATACGTCTCAACCGTCAGATTCGTGTCAGATCGAATCTCAGCCTTTTGCGTTTGTATGGTCGCAATTTGCTGATCAATGCTGTCGGTGTTGATCGTAGCAACCTGCTCAATAGCCAGGTCTGCATCATACTGTTTTTGCATAATCTTTGCGCTGACGCCATACGCATGCAAAAGCAAAATTACGGCAGCAAGAACGGTAAAAACGCTGAACGTTGTGCGCCAGCGCGGCATGTCCTGAACGTGAAAGTAGATAGCAAGTGAACCAGCGATCACGCTAAACGCTCTAGTGCCCCAAGCAATTTGCTGGGTCACATGTTCTGGCACGACACCGCCAGCCAGCGGACGACTGAACTCAGCATCGAGTTGTAGAAAAGCCCAGACCAGATAAACGCCAAGTGCAAACAGCGCCCACACAATCCAGAAAGTCGCAAACCCTGCTCCGGCATGTCGCCAAACCGACAGCCAGCTTACACGTTCTTCCATGATGTCCTCTTAAATAGCGAGCTGGAACGCCGCGCGCGCCAAACCCAAAAACCAATCTGGTCTGGCTACGACCATAACCGCGCCAAATCCCAACGCCGTCATCCAGTTATTCGCAAACCAGTACCGCACCGGGTTCACTCGCGGAACGACCTGGCCATACTCATCCAGTTTAAGATTGCGTCGCGCCAACTTGTGATTAAGCGCTTCGCGATCCTGCTCTGCCTGCTCGGCCTGTGCAGCCCGTTCATCTCGAAGGGCTGACTTTATCTTGGCATCGACACGCGCATCGGTGCCAGGCAATGCGTGGCGAAACGCCTCGTCTATCGCCTGCTTCATGATCTCAATGTCTTTTAACGCCTCAGCCCGTCGCGCCTCAGTCAACCGCATTTCCAACGCCGTCAGGTCCGCAGCCGTTGCACACAGGTTTACCTTGCTTTCGATAGCCCCAAACTGCCGGTATAAGTATGCCAGCGGGTCGAACTGTTTCTCTGTCATCAGACCAGTTCAACTGCTTGCCGTGTCTCAAACCAGTTCATTGCCTTCTTTAGACGCTCATAGTGGCGATGATCGTCGTCAGTCATAATTTGCAGAAATCGCTTGTTCTCCAAATCTGCAATTTCTTTAGCCAGGCGATCCTTCGTGTCGCCATACGCCTCATTCTCTCTGCGTAAATCCCGCACGAAATCGGGCACTGTGTCAGCTACAACCTGATCTTCAATTTCCCGTAGAACAATCTCGCTGATGTGCGGTTCCGTCTCAACAGGAACGCGTTCGACAGCACTTGTTTTGTCTGCTTCCAGTTCTGCAATACGCTGCTCCAATGCAGCTATCTGCGCGCTCAAACCAAAAATGTCGTGCGTACTAGGAGCGCCAACGCGCAGAATGATCCGGCTAGACATAGGTGATCCCCTTGCTGATGATAAAATTACCCGCAGCGAGCCTGATCGCGTTGTTGTTTGAGCGCGTCAGAACCAAATCGTAACGTGCGGAGATTGCAGTAACGTCGCCAAACTGTAGACCTTGAAAATCACGCTTGTCGATTTTGACGACGAACCGACCAGCCTCCGGTTCAGTAAGCCGGATCTCAGACCCATTTAGGGTTGGCTTTTGTCCGATTTCCAAAAGTGCAGGAGCTTCGGGATTGCGCTTTACATGCAGGTCCAGGCGCGCGTTGGACAGGTCGATGGGCTTGTGATCTGACCATTGCAACTCCAGACTTTCCGCAAAATCTACGCTGGTTGCTGCCGCAAAATGTTGCAAAGCAGGTGCGTCACCGATCAAAGCCATCGGTCTCCCCCTTTCGGATTTTCGTGCTGTTTAGCGCTGAGGTATGCGGTCTTCAGGAAGACCAAGTTCGGCAGCTTTTTTCACGAGTTGTTTGCGCGCTGCTTCCGGCGTCACCACGCCCTGATCAATGAGTGGCACGAGAGATTGCGCCAGCGCATTCAGTTCAGCCTGCGCTCCAGGCTGCAACAGTTGCGGAGCTAAGGCTCTGCCTCTAGCAAGCGCGTCGTTCGCCAAATCCCTGCCGCTTTGTCTTGCTGCTGCTACCTCGTCAGGTGTGAACCCAAGCTGATCATAGGCAGTCTCTAAAGACATGCTCGGTCGTGGTGCCTGCATGTCGTCCGTGATACGCATTGCGGGTGTATAGAACGGGCTTTGCTGACCTTCCTGCTGCAAAGACTCATTGATAGCCTGGCCCGTTGCTGCAACACCAGCAACACCTACACCCGCAGCACCCAGAGCAGGCAAATTAACTGCGCTGCGAGCGCCCAGAGCGTCATTGACGAACTGAATGTTGCGGCCTGTGTATTGAGCGATCTCAGCAGGGTTCAGACCGAACCGCGAATACAAGTCACGTGCGTAAGTTATGTATTGCTGTTCGATGCCGTTCGGAAGATCGGCTGGTTTACGGCTCATAATGGCGTCTGTGCGAGGTTCGCCGGGTAATGCACGAGGACTATCTAAAGGCTGACGCACTTTCTGCGCGATGGCCGCAGGATTAGGCTGTAACATGGGCAGGCCTGCTGTGAGTATGGGGCTATCAGATTGTGCGGGGTCAAAGCGCGCAAACTTCGAGCGAATGTTTTTCGGCTCGAAAATTAAAGTATGTTCTGTTGGGCGATAAACGCCGTAGTCGGCCTCATCGCTAAAGTTCTGAAAAGTAACGCCATCATACCCTTCTGATTTAGCTTCTTGCGCCATGCGCGTTAAATCAACATCGTCAGGATCGTACTGGACCCCTTCCATATCAATCTTTTTTAAATTACCTCGGGCCACCAAAGGCATTACATTCGCCCCTTGCCCACCGTCTCGCATGATTTGTTGCTCAAGGGTTTCGGCTTGCTGCATCAATCGATTTGCTTCCTCCCAATTTCCTCTGCGTTCAGCAGCGTAAGAAGCCTCAATTAGGTCCTGTACGGGTTTGGTTTCCGTCGCATAAGAGGCATAACCTCCTGCGGTGTCTGGGCTTCCTGCCATCCATGTGCCTAGTTTTGCACTACGTGAACCTGTAACCCGACCGGCCTGCACTGGGTCAAATTGTGTAATGTCATTAGCAGTTCCATGATACAGTGTCTTATCCGTATCAAACCCCATCTCTCTCCCACGTCGTAACCGACTTGCTTCATCCATAGCTAAGTTAGTGTTGCGCGTCGGCACTCCATTAGACGCCCCTCTGCGCGGCAACATACGAGCGTCCAGGCGCCCCGCAGCGCCGCCCCCTACAAGACCTATGCCGATGCCCATAAGGCGCTCTGTAGGCGTAACACGGCCATCTCCGTTAAGGTCTGGGTTAATTGCTCCGATAGTGCCGCCTGCAATCGCTCCTGTAGCCGTTGGACTGTTCAGTAAATCTCCGCTGATGAAACCTTGTTGGTTTGGCTCGGTGTCGCGCGGTTTTAGCGGCAAATTATCTTCCGTTTGTATCGGAGCGTCAAAATTCGGACGCAAATCTGCATCGCTACCTGCTTGAGTTGGAAAACTGTTAGCGCCTGCTGGCGTAGTGTTTCCCGGTGACGGATTGAAATTAGACGGCACTGGCTGAGTCCACGGGCTCGCCTGCTGTGTTGTGTTGTTGCCTTGCTGTCGCAAAAAGGCGCGTAATCCATCCTGACCATTGACGCGCCCGATGCGATTCACAGGACTCTTCGCCGTATCACCGGGTCGCATCATGAAAAAACGGGAAATGTCATCAAGCGTGTCGGTGCGCGTTTGAAACATAGTCTTGCCAGCACCACTCAAAGCGCGACGTGCAGGCCACAGATATGCCCAGGGCCCGATGCCTGGCAGGGCCATTGACACTCCCGCACCGACCATTGCATCACCCATTGCACCGGACGATCCATCTGCCATTCTGGCCAATGTTCCGTCACGCATTGGACCAGCATTTCTGATCGCTTCCGCGTTAGGTATGGTTCTTGAATTAGCCTCTGGATCTATGCGCCTAATAAAATCTTGTTCATCGCGGATTGCCCGAACGTCATCAGCAAAATCTTTTGCACCAATACGCTCTAAAAACGCGAGCGAGCTGTTGCTCTGCAGAGCCGTCAACCGCGCCGCAGCGTTTTCAGGACCACCGCGCAAAGGAGCCATTGCGGCATCTCTAATGCTCTGTAAAGCGACCGCTTTCTGCTCCACCGGCAGTGCGTCAAACTCCGCTATTATCTCGTCCTGTAAGCCTGGATTATTCATTATGCGGGAGGAAGACGATCCAAATAAACGATCTCCAAACGTCTGCGCCCGAAGCAAACTTTCCTCTGTACCCCAACGCCGTTTAACCGCTTGGTATCCATCAACTTGATCTAAGGCATCGTCAAACTGATCCCGCAAAGATGCATAAAGTTGCTCCTCCGCACCGGTAGCTGTACGTGCCGCAGTCGAAACATTCGAGCGCATATAATGAGCTGCATGAACAGGTTTTGCGGCAATGTAAGCGTCAACGCTTTCAAAGCCTTCCGCTGTTGCTCGTCTCGACAATAGCTGTTGATAATTAGGCTCTTTGCGAATCAGCATTATCATCGCGCTCAACTGCGCTGGCGTCGGGTTTGCGTTATTCAGAACACGCTCGTACTCTGCTGACAACCGGCTCTTGGCTTGCAGAATTTGCGCGCGCGTGTCAGCACGACTTCCTCCTGCTATATTGCGATTTGCAGATTGCCCAAGGAAATCAGATTGAGAACCGACCAAATCATTCGTTACAGAGCTGATAATGCCAGGACTGTTCTGCCCAGGGCGCGCAACAAGGTTAAGTTCTCGGAGCTGCTGCAGTACCACTTGCGATACTTGAGGCCTATATTCGCCCACAACGTCTATAATATGCTGCGCCACCGTCTTGCGAGCCGCCGCGCCACCCGTCGCAGCTTTGAGGCGATTTGCGACCTCTGCATTCAGCGCACGTATGTCGTCACTGGAAAGACCAGCTCGCTCGAAAATGCGCTCGACGGCAGAAAACGCCTGCGGCCTGAGTTGACTGACGGCAATAGCGTTAAGGACGTCCGCAGCGCCATTGGTCCGCATTGATTGACGCCCAAATTTTGTTGCAATGTCCTCCCGAACATCCTGGCTCGTAAACGAACGACCACCAGTTTGAACACCTACACCTGCGCGCTTTGCCAAAATTCCTGCTGGCCCAACTGCTGCAGAAATCGGAACAGGAACGTCGCCAACAGGTGTTTCAACAATCGGACCAAAATTTGCGACGTCTTGCCCAGTTTGCAGACGCTCCTGTAAAGAGGGAGATTGACCAGTGTAAGCGCTGTTTTCCGAAGCAAGTGTTGTTGCACCTTCAACTTGCGCGGCTCCATACCCAGCAGCTCCCGATCCCATTAAACGAGACAAAAACGCCGTTGGCCTTGTCGATTGCAAACCGCGAACCGTTTGCCTGACTATGGGCAGTTTCGCTGCACCAGATAGCATTGCGGTTCCTGCCCGATAGGGCGCTACAGATCCAGCAATAGAACCCAGCGTCGCCATTTCAGGATGCGTGTCTGCAACTATCATCTGCACATCGCCAAGGCCCATTGCGTCGTCGTTATCAAACGGCATCTTGCCGCTTTTGGCGTTTTGCAGCGTTTGATAAAGACCCAGAGTTGCGTAATTCTGCGCTTTGTTCGCAAAGGCATTAACAGCACCTAAAATGCCGCCAACTCTGTCCGCACCGGAAACAGCGTCAACAACGGGTGATAAAAATGTCCCTTGTTCACGGGCACGGTTTGCTCGATCTGTTAAGCGCGCTTCGCGGTTTGCACGGGCGGCGCTCAGACCAGAACGCAATGGACTTGCGGATGGCACGGGAGTCGTATCAACTGGATCGTTTGCCCACGGCGTTGCGTTCTCAATGACCGGATCGTTTTCCCAAGGATTAGCCATTACCGTTTGGTCCTCACATTTCCGTCTGGATCTATAAACCTGGTGCCGCGAGGCAGAGCGTTATATTCCTGCTCGTTTGTTACCTGCGGCAAATCTCCCTCAACTACATTCTGCAAAGCGTCCTGAGATGGATTTGCGACATTCATGAAAATGTTATTGTGTTGCCCTTGCAGGTACTGATCCCACGATGCCTGCATGCCTAGCCCTGTTTCAGGGTTAATCTTATCTACACCGCCGTAGTTCTCGATCCACTGCGATTGGAACTCTGGCTTTTGCCGTTGAACTTCGACAAATTGGATCGCTAGCGGCAGCATTGCCCTATTAGTTTCATCTGACAAATCGGGCCCAATGTTGGACATTACGGAAATTTGCAACTCGCGTTCCGTATCCGATCCACCAAACATTTCCAGCATTGCAGCAGCGAGTTGGTTGTTGATTGCCCTAAATTGTTCCGAATCCGCCAGCTTGGCATCATCGATCAAACCAGAAAACGGAGGTAGTTCGTCCGCGATTGCGGCAACATTTGTCCTTACACGGTTCAATGCACCTGTGTTGAGATTTCCGCGTTTTATAATCTCTTCAGCCTGTCGCAACAAAGAGTATGCTCGGTCTGTTGCGCCAGCGTCTTGTAGAGAGTCGCCAAGCACTTCGCTGCTTAGTCTGTTGCTCGCGTTGTTTGAGAGGCCTGAAAGGTCGCCGTCCACTATCTCTACAGCACCATTGGCGTCTACCCGAACCTTCAAACCGCTCGGTATAGTTTGGCCAAAATATTGCGGCGTTGCTCCTACGTTGTTTTTATCGACCGCGTAGTATCCAGGCCCCTGTGGGCCTATCATTTCAACCAACTGAACGTTCGGTTTAGCCGCGTCTGGAACTTTAGGGTTGTATGCTATTAAGTTTCCATCGCGATCAACGACTGCAGCCCCGGCACCTACCACCATTGGGTCTCGCGGTGGCGCAAATGCCATTTCTGTTGCCGCATCAAACACCCCTGACGGGTTTGCGGCAAACAATGCGCGCTGCTCTGGCGTGAGGTTTGGCATGGCTGCTAACATCGCAGCCTCCCTCGCCTCTTTTTCCATACGCAACCGTTCTTCTTCCTGCTGCTCGGTCACATACGAAAGCATCGTATTGAAGTTGTTTGACCCCATCGTGCCATCCATGTCGCGAAGGCCTGCGCCCAGAAGCATCAGGCCACGTCCGCCACTAAACATTCCTCCACGTTTACGTGGTGCTGGTTTTGGCTGTTCAACTGGTTCTGTCGTTACGCCAGTTGAGCGCATTTGCGTTGTTGGCATTGCTGGCGCTGCTACCGGCGCATCTGCCATTGATACAGGCTGCTGGTAGGGCTGTTGATTTAACATGGGCGCCTGCCGCTGAAGGGCTGGCACACCTCTGCGATTTCCAATCATTCCAAACGGTAATGCTGTGAAGGCCGTCATGTTTTACCCCCTACAGTGCCACTGATTGCTCCTGTTTTTCCAAAATTGAACAGGTCGCCAAACCCGCCAGCCGCGCCAGCCGCTTGCAAGCCCATGCCAAGAACACCTGCAACGCCGGGATTTGTAGATTGTGTTGAAGTCTGCGTTCCAGAACTGTCCACCAGGCGCGGCACCTGTCCCAAAAGCGCACCCTCAATAGCAGCACGACGATACGGGTCTTCATACCCACGAAGGTATTCCTGATACATTGCGTCAAGAGCGGCTTGGTTCACGGCGCGCTCATTAGCGCCTAGCGCCATGCCCATGCGCGTTTCAGCATCCATCCGATTGCCCATAGTGTTAGCTACGTTTGCTTCCATTCCGCCGCGAGCTAACAAGCCTTGGTCATAGATATTTTGCTGGCCGACGTTGAACTGATCAACGCCCATCGCTCGATCCATGTCACTGCCATACAAGCCAAGCGCTCTGTCATAACCTTGCTGACGCAGTTGAGCAGCCGCATTGCCTGCCTGATCTATAAACCGTTCATTTGTGAGGGCCTCTGACACACCAGCGCGGGAGCCATTAAACGCGCTCGTATGCAGGCCTGCATCCATGTCATTCACCGCCATTTGTCGAGCGCGGTTCATGTCTGACATCGTGCGGTCTATAACCTCATCGGTGTATGGGTTCATGTAAGGTGCCGCATCAAAGTCTGCGAACGAGCGCGTCTGAATGCTCTGTGGGCCACCTTGATATGCACCTTTCACCGTGTTCAGAGCATTGCCTAAAAGGCCACCAGTGGCGCCCATATTGGCATTATACATGGCTTGCACGTTCTGTTCAGTATCGGTCAGTCCGGCAACACGATTGCCATCATAGGCTTGGTAAGGGTTATCATTCAGAATGCCGCGCACATTGGCGAAACCCTGATCAATCATGCGACGAGTGTACGGATCAACAGTCTGATCGTTCGTTGTCTTCGTCCTGGTTTTGGTTTTACCGCCCACTTTTATAGCTCCTTTACCAACATGGTCTTCTCGACATAGCCCAGTTTTTTCAGCACTCGTGCCCAGCCCTTACGGGCATTGCTAACCGTCACGAGATCAAAACCTCGTGCGCGGTGTTCCTCCTCAGCCGTCATCAGCATCGCTAACAGCTCGCTCAAATCACCAGCCGCCAGCCAGATGTGGAATGCCTTAACTTCCTCAGTTGCTGCGCCGCTGGCATAGCCAGGCCACAGACGCACATCGCCAGACCTGACTTCCTTCAGAACGTCTTCAATGCTGTAATTTCCTTCAGAGCGATCCAGTGCTGCTTGAAGATGCTCTATCATACTGCCACCGCACTCAGCGTTCCGGTGTTGTCTACCGTAATCTGGTATCGTGTGCCGTTAGGACTGACCAAAATCAGCCTTTCATTGTTTGCCAGCTCTACATCCTGACCACGCGCAAACTTGCTTTGCAGCTCGCGCTCAATTTCGGTCCGTGTCTCAGCTTCATTTTGCACATCGTAACTCGGTGCAGGCTGCGGTAACATTATCTTGCACCGCCAGGCGTAACTTTAAGACGTGGAACACCTATTCGCCCGTCAGTGCCGCTCGCTATCGTGTATTCCCAACCAACCTGACGGCCACTAAACCGGACCAGCTTTGGGCTTGCGCTTGTAAATGGCCCATGCGTGTTTTCTGTCGCCTGCGGATACAAACGGGTGAAAAACCTGATGGTTGAATCACCTACAGTGCCCTCGTCGGGGACGTATTCTCGCGCATACATATACCGCTCGCCATTACCTAACTCAATAGGTGCAGCCCGAAGCGTCGCATCACGATTATCTCGTGATTGCGTGATCTCATGCTCATAAATGTAACCATCGTCACCGGCTAACAGCAAGTTGCCAAAAACGCCTTTTGGCGCACCTGACAACCGTGTGAGCGTACCAATCCCCCAATGGTCATCGACGTAGTTATAATACACGTAGCAATCGCATTCAGTGCTATCACCGCATGGATAATACCACCAGATTTCATTGAACTCGGTGTTGTGAACAGCAACAACCTTGCTCTGCTGCTGCGTGTTCAGATTGTTGAATACATATTCCAGCACGTCACAGCGCAGAGGCTTCGTGTAGCCGTCATAGACGAAGAAACCATTTTGGCCCATCCAGTAAGCCCGGTTAGCTACCGTGGCTACGGAACCTTGCGAGATGACGCCACACGCTTCGCCAACCTGGTCGAACACGTACACCGACGGCTTGCCAACATACCGGGCTAAATGCACGTCAACGTCTGTAAAGATAAGCTCACCACCACGAATGCGCTTACCGCAGCGGATCTTGCCGTTGGTCTTTAGCTCCACGTCCCCAGCAAGGTTGGTGGCTGATGGCGTCCAGTCGGTGCGGTTTGCACGGTCGCACCATGCAACTTTGCGAGGGTTTGAACTGGCGCCAAGCGCGAAGACAAACAGGTCATTCGTGACCATGACCGCTGCGTTACCCGTTGGTGCGTTCGTCACCGCAACGAGGTTGTTCGCTGTGTTCAGATCCCATTCCCAAATAGTGCCGTCAGTCTCTGCACAGGCAATCGGAAGCTGACCAAACTGATCAACCGTCCAAATCGTAGCTGGGTTCACTACACTCGTATTTGGTCGCGGATCGCCATATGTGCCTGTTCCATAGGTGCTGGCACCATAACCACCACCAGACTCCGCATCGGCTCGCCCCGTTGTGAAGCCGCTGGTAGGCGTAATATCTGTAACAACACCGCTTTGGGTCAGAACGTAAGCGTTGCTGTGCGTACCAACAAACGCGAAAATCGTGTTCGAGTTCGTCACCCACGTCATCATGGCGCGCGGCTTGCCCGTTAACGTGCTATCGCTGAATTGACGCCACCCACCAACCGGCTGAATGACACCCTGATGCCAACGCATAAGGTTAGCGTCAAAGTACCGGCCCTGAACCGCATATTCTGTTCCTTGTCGAGCGACACCCGGCGGCAGTTGCAGCTTCACATATTGCATCAGAGCGGCCCACCTCCACTGATGAAAACCGTACCCGTATCAAGAACAGTCGTTCCCTTGCGGATGGAAACCGACAACGTGGCCGATCCATTTACAGACGTGACCCACGTGTATGTAGATGACAAAGCCAGCCACGTGTTCAACGTGCCTGCCGTCAAGGATCCGCTGGTTTTAGAAACGTAGATTTCGTAACTGCCGCTGGCCAGACTGGTTGGCGTGATCCAGTTGCCAACTGTCTGATACGAACCGTTCGACGCCTGAATAGTGCCATTTGAATTGACGTTATAAATGCCCGTTTGACCCGGCAAACCAACGTAAGCACCTGCTTGAACGTCAACAATGGTTCCCCCACTCAGAGAACCAGAGATTGCCGTTAAAAGACTCACGAAACCGCTCCCTGCACGGTCCACTTTGACGATCCGTGGAACATGCACGTCACGATGTTATGCGCGCTCGTCGTCGCCGTAGCGCTGTCTGTGTCATTCACATACATCGTATGAGAACCAGGACGGTTGATCTGCCGTGCTGTACCACGCGGATCAATCAGGATCACATCACCGTCAGTCATGCCTGAACTTGGTAAGTCTATTGTGCCAGCCGCCTTGACCACTGTATTCGCGCTTGCGCTAGTCAGCGCAGTTGTTTCGGTGCTGGTCTTTATCCGCGCCTCAACCGTTGCACCTTCCAGAGCGCCTGATGCAGTGACCGATGTAAAGCTAGCCGTCGTTCCTGCAACAGCTCCTGTAAATGTCGCTCCAGTTAGCGCAGCGTAATCGCTTGTCGCTGCCGTTGCCATCGTGCCAAGGCCTAGTGTCGTGCGCGCAGCCCCTGCATTAGCATCATCTATCAACGAACGACCAAATGCCGTCAGACTTGCAACCGCGAAGGCATCTGTGCCGGTCGCATAAATGAGCTGATCGGCACTCACTGCCAATCCTGCCAGTCCTGCCAGAGTCGCATCATATGCCTGCACATTTGAACCAATAACCAGGCCAAGGTTTGTCCTGGCCGTAGAGGCAGTCACGTCGCTGAGATTGTTGGCTACCTGTACGGCACCATCAGCAGTCACTTTGACTGCCTGCAAATCCGTATCAACTGCCTCGAACAGCGTGTTCAGCGTTGCGCCCCAAGTGTCGGTGCTGGCTCCAACGGTGGGATAGGTCCATGTAAAATTTGTCGTCGTTCCCATTAGACTGGCGCTCCTGATGGTCTCATTCTCAGCCGCTGGCCGATTTTGCGTTTGTCGTTAGAGTTTGCTGCTCGAACTGCTCTCTCATAAAGCGGCGCGTAAATACCCAAGCTGGCGTCATCCTTCAGATACCCGGCCGCATTGGTCAGACAGCCGTACATGTAGAGGTCGGGGTAGTTCGTAAGGATCGAATTAGTTGGCGCAGATGCAGACAACGGATCAAGCCTGGCATAATAAAGCAGCGTCGCCGCAACGTCTGAGCCGCTAGCTGGCTGTGGCCACACCTTAATGAACTCACCAAACACCGTGAACAGTTTTGGGTTGGCCGTCAGGCTTTGATGGTTCATCAAGCTGTCCTGGCTGACAAAATCCAACCGGCGACCAGTGCCGTCGAGCGTGATCGACTTAATCTCCAGAAAATCTGCCGGTAAGCTGAGATCCGTGTCGTTGATTAAGTAAGACGCGCTTTTTTCCTGCTCTCTGACACGCAGCTCACGCTCAAACTGGCTCTCTGTCAGCTTGATAAACGTATCAATCGAGGCATCCGCCTCCGCGACATTCATGAAGTCAGCTACGGCTGTCTTTAGCTCGGCATAGGTTGCAATGCTCATATTTTCCACTCAAACGGGCGCAGATAACGATACTCATTAGAGTTCAGAAGCCGCTTCACGCCGTCCCAGTGATCTGGGTTGTGGGCGTCAATGCCATGCTCAATGAGCCATTTCTGCTGAATTACGACCGGAATGGTGGCTGCGTAACGCATGTCACCGCCCATGCCTTCAAACTTCTCACCGCTATTCTGCAAGGCCTTGTTGCGCTCTATAAGCGGCGTCAGATCCTGCTCTGCGCCAATGTGAACCTGGTCATCGTCAAACTTAACGTACCAGTCCACACCGTGCGGCGTACGCAATAAATGGTCTTCTCGCGAAAACCTACTCATCCTCTATCTCCGCAAAACCTTTTGCTTCGAGCCCCTCGCCAGTTGCACGAGACACCACGATGCGATCACCTCTTGCGTAGAAACCGCCTTCGCCGTTGCTGATTTTGCCATCACCGCGCTTTAAAATGACGCAGGTAACACCATCAGCAATTTCAACCGCGTCAGGCGCTGGCGGTGCTAAGTCCCGTTTCGTTGTTGCACGTAATTCCAAACCCTCAAGACGGCCATAAATCTCCTCAATCGCTAACGATTGACGGTTTAACCGTTCGACGATCTCGTCCAGGTCATAGCCTTCAACGGCTGCATTATCAGCGTCTGGTACGGCCAGAAACTCTTCCAGCTCCTCTGTCAGCACTGGCTCCAGTTCTTCGTCGGCATCGTCTTCGCCAGAATGAGCCTCTGCTAATGCGTTGCTCAACCGCTCAATGCCCCAGCGCTTGTCATATTCGACGCCAAGAGCGTCCAGTTCGGCCCACAGCTCCTGCTTGTCCGTCTCTTCACTCATTTTCAATCTCCGGTAACGAAAAGGGCGCCCCAACCGGAACGCCCTTCTCTCTCAGTTCTGACTGACCAGTATTAGCCAGACAGGTCGCCAATGTAGCCGTGGGCTTTCTCGTTCCGGCATACCAGCGTCTCTTCGCAGATCATCTGATACTTCGTGTTATCGCCGGTTTTCGACAGCTCATTACGCTCGTATGGGCGCAGAACGCCCTTGGCCAGAAACTCATGGTCAACAATCAGAGCAGCCTCTGACAGACCATAAGCTACAGGAACGCAAATCAGGTTGCCGAACGAGCTGACATAGACGTCAGCAGCGCCCACAATGGTCGCCTGATTGTTTCCACGCACTTCATTACGGATGCCGCTGATACCGCTGAATCCGTTGAATACGCCTTTGTGAGCCGCTTTCATATAGATGTGACGGTCCTTCGACGTGCCGCTATTGGTGAAAATTGACTCCATGACACCAGTAACCTGCGCTTCAGTGAACGCGCGGTTGGTGCCCGTCGTCGGTGCATCAACAACAGCAGTTGAGGTGTTGAAGCCTCCAGCAGAGCCACCAGCACCAAGATCGACATTGGTTTCGATCCAGGACTGTAGGCCACCCATGCGGCGCTGAGTTGCACCACTTTCGAGGCGAGAGCTGTTTGCTGACAGCATAGATGCCTCGCTGTCGCGCTTGAGCTGAATGCCGTGGATGGTTGTCTGACGTGCGATTTCAGACTTGCGGCCTGCTTTGTCTACTTTTTCCTGAGTGCCCGAAACAACGAACGCTTCAGTCAGGATCTGGCAGATGTTGCTGACCCGCGTTGTGACGTTCTCGCTGTATGCAGAAACGTCATCACCTTCCAGCGCGTTGTTGTCGGCTGTCGGTGTGTCCAGCGTTTCAAGCTGCCACTCGTGGCGGACAGCTTTGGCGTTTGCGGTGCCAATGTTGCTGGACAGTGGGGTCAGTTCAGGTGCAACGCGGGAAATTACGTTCGAAAGGTCTTCCCGGTTGCCTTTTTGCGACAAGGTTGTCGCGGTGTTGGTAGGAGCAGCCATTGCTCGTTTCCTTCAAGGCTCGGCCCTACATCAGAAGTTTTGTTGCCTCGTCCAATGATAATTGGCCTTTGTTCAGCAACTTCTGCCGCTGGGCCTGTTGTCTGGATACAGGCTTTACCGGAGCGTTTGGCTTGATGCCTGAACGTCTGGTTTTACCTGCAACGGGTTTGGGTTTTTGAGTTTTGGCCTGCTTCGCCTGCATCTGGTCGTAAAGCATAGCTTTGCGCGCGATCACCAAATCCTCCGCGCTAGCCAACTTTAAAAGGTCATCTGTGTAACCTGTATCACGCAAAAATTGCGTGACCTGACGATCCAGCTCTGCGCCCGTCTGCGGGTCAAGAAATTCAGGTGCAATCTCGGACAGTTTTTGGTGACGTTCCTGTACGAATTGCACGAACTCTTGTTGCTCGCGGTCTGAACGTGCCTTCTCAGCTTTTGCCTTTTGCTCTTTGAGTTGCTCGAAAGTCGCCCGGTGCGCCTGGTACTCCTTTGGGTCAAGCTGTTGTGCAGCCTGTGCCCAGTCGGTTTGCTCATAAATCGCAAGACGCTGGTCTACTTCACTGACAAAACCGTCCAGTTGGCCGAGGGCACTTTCGTACCGTTTGCGCTCGGTTGCGGTTTCGTTGAGCTTACGGCTCAGAGCGGCGTTTCGCTGCTTTTCATTCGCGTTAATATGAGCAGCAAGTTGCTCGCCAATCGGGCGCAGCTCCTTGGGCAGCTCTTTCAACGTGTTTTCTAGCTTGGCGAACGTGTCCTTGCCGTTTTGGTCCCAAAATTGAGGCGTTTCGATTACCAGTTCTGGCTCGGTCTCTGCCTCGTCGTCAGCGTCGTCGTCTTCCTCATCAGGATCGTCTTCGCTGTCCTCCTCGCCCGGGTCAGACTCGGTGGATTCTGTCTCGTCAACATCAGCCTCTGCGTCGATCTCCTCGACCTCCAGCTCGTCAACGTCTGTTTCTTCTATCTCAGGCGCCTCTGCGGCCTCTTCCTGCTCATCTGCTTCGTCTACTGGCACATCCAGCAAGGCGTTTGCTGCTGCGTCTATAGACAGGCTCTCAGCCCCCTCAACCGCGCACCATTCCGCCATCGAGCGGACAAAGGGACGGTGCATCATGCTTGTCGTCATAACCTTTTCCTCAGTTCTTCTTTTAACCGACGCTTCAGCTTCACTGTCACGTCATTCTTTAACGCCGCCATGAGCCGCGCATCGTTGCCGCTTTGATCGAGAGCAGCGTTCATCGCCTCCTTGGCGAACTCCCGGCAAAGATTGTCAGTAACCTCGTCCAGGATCTTGTTGACCCGATCTATCAACCGACAGCTCCACCAGGCCTGATTTCAGTAATTTCAGCGCTCGTGCGCGATTGCAGCGCCATCTGCTCGCGCTTGAGCTGCAACTCGGCCATCATTTGCTCACGCTTGAGCTGCATCTCGCGCTCCATCTGTTCGCGTCGCAACTGAACGTCAGCCTCCAGCTTTTTCAGTTCCAGCATTTGCTTGGCTTCCATTTCAGCCTTTTTGGCCTCCATTTCCATCATCGCCTCGCTGTCTTCAGGGCGCTGTTCAGGCGCCTCCACCGGATTAGTAATAAATTGCGTCACAGCTTTGAGGCCAAGACGATCACCCAGCGCTTTGTAAAGGTTGAACACATTATCCGCTGTCACAAGCGGACCACTCAAACCGCCTTGGCTTTGCACAATCTCGGCGGTGCGCGCGGCCATCAGTTGCAAGGCAACAATGTCTGCATCACGACCACCAGACCCCACACCAATTTCGACCCGCATCGCATTACGCCGCTGGAAATCGTTCGGGCTTACATCAACCCAACGGCCACGCAGCTCTACGGTGTCCACGTAACTGGCGTTTGACCGCACCAGATCGTGCATACCTTCAAACAAGTCTCTGAATCCGTTTTCCGCAAACAGGCGCGCCATCATGCGAATACGTTTCTGACCTTCATTGTGTTGAATTTGCATGCCGCCTTTGGTGTCATGCAAAGCGTCTGGGTTCAGTCCCTGGTTTAGCCGCTGAACACCAGAAGACTGCTCCTCAATGGTTTTGATCTGTTCCATCGTCTGAAACGGGTTGATCGACAGCGGTGCAGACACAATCGGGAAAACTGCACCGGCACGACGCATTCTAATGGGCGCACCTGGATCATTGTCCAGAACATCGTCAAGGGTGTCATCGGTTGAGTCATCTTCAGCAATGCCTAGCCGCTGATTAAGCTGAAAGGCGTTGTTGTCGAGGCCGTTTCGTAACAGTGCCGTGGTAATTTTCTGGTATGGCATGATCTTGTCGGCCAGATCGAGACCATACAAACGAAACGGCATCGGATAAGGCGAAAGAACTGCCGCTTCTATACGTGGCCGCTTCTCTATGTCGAGAATGACCTTCTCATTGTCTGCCGTAATGATCCGATAGATTTGCGGACGACCACTGCCCTCAAAATCAGCGCGCAGATAATGCTCCATGACCTCTACCTCGGCCAGGTCGCCCATCGCAACGCTCTCATCATCATCTTCGTCTGACGTATTACGAGACATCTCTACGCCAGCGTCGGAGTCATAATATTCATCAGGCAAAGCACGAACAATGTCGGCATCATACCCGTCTGCAATCAGATCCTGCTTTTGTGGGCGAGAACGGAACACAACATAGTTCGCGTCTCGCAGTCTCATGGTTTCTGGCGCTGCTGCAAAATCGCTGGATGGCCATGCTTTCCAGCAGGCACGAGGTGGGCGCACCATTTTGCGCGCCGTGAAGCTGTACTGCATCAGATTGGTCTCAGGGTCGATCTGCTCGTCAGTGACCTCTACAATCTCAATGCCCTGTGCCTGCAATTCATTCAGGTCGTAGGTCTCTCCCTCATACGTCTCGTAGTCTGCATCATCTGACCACCAGTATTTCATCGGACCGACACGACACAGCAGGCTCTCTTTGATAGCATCATAAACGTTCTGGAACCCGTCATTGCGGTGGAAAATAACCTCTCGCATGTAGTCGGTTTCTTGTTCTGCCGCGTCTACATCACCCTTACTCTGCGGTTTGAACGTCAGCGCATCTTCGCCACCAAAGAAGACCTCCATGATGTCTGGCATGATGGTTTCCACCATGTCCGCCAGGTCAGTCGTTGTTGCACTCGAACGGTTAGAGTCTACTGGTTTGCCTTCGTCATCGACCGCAACCGGCAAGTCATCCACAATGCCTTGGAGGTACTCCAAGGCGCGCTCCCGGTGATCGTTCAACTGCTCATCGTCATCTAAGCCAACAGAACGCGCGCGCTCGTGCTGGAGAATACCTGTCAATGCGTCTTCAGTAAGCGGCTCACCCATCCAGGTCAGCCCGTCAGGCAGTGGCATAGCGTATCCTTTTCAAAGGTTGAGACCGGCGCGGCGGCTCATAGTGAATAGCCATCAGGCCGAACGCATCGGCAGCGTGGCTTGACCAGTCATGTTCTGGCCCTAATCCAATGTTGCGGTCTTCTGACCGGCGCTCATGGTAAAACCCAATCGCCTCCCGGCCAGATTCCGTTTTGTCTGCGTCAAACCACATCTGACCAAATAAACGTCTAGCCGCCTCTACGCGCTGCATGGCAGCACCACGGCCCTGATTAGGTATGGTCTGAACGACGAACCCTGCATCGCGCCAGTGGTCTTCATAACGCTTGCCGGTCACATTGTTGGCGTTCGTGCCATCGTGCGGCAAGTAAACCCGCGCATTGTCCCATCCAGCCCGGCGCATCCAGTCAACATGATACGATAGCGTCTGGCCCTGGCTTTCGTAGTAATCCAATACGCGGATTTCGCGGTTTATAAACTGACAGACCCAGATCGTGTATGCGTCAGCAGTCGCACCCGCACCACCAATGTCGTGGTAGGATCTTATCTCCATCATCGGGTCAGCAGCTAGCGAACAAATACGACCGTCACGCTCTGCTTGCCGCAAGGCGTTTGCGTAGTAGGCGCCCTCAAATGCTGTAGCGTAATCGCCTTCCCAAATATGCTCGTAGCGATCTGGGTTGTTTTCCCAATCGTCCAGTCGCTCCTGTTCGAGGACGTGTGGAAACCACGGATTGTTGTTCCAGTTTGCTCGCACAATGCAAGCGCTGTCTCGTTCCTGCTGTCTCAAAAAACGATCAACCGGATCGGTCTTGCGGCGCGGGTTCCAGCTAAACCAAATTTCTGAGCGCTCCTTGCGGATCGTTGGTCTCAGCATTTCCAACGAGCGAGCGCTAAGTGTCTGCGCTTCTTCGACCCATGCCCTGTCAATGCCTTCAAGTGACTTGATGGTCTCGGCTGTGTGATCCTGCATGCCCTGAAACAGGATCTCCCCACCGCCAGGCGTTTCAATGTGCGTCCGTAAAACTCGAAAACCAGATCCAACGCCCAGCGACGCAATCTTGTCCTCGATGAGTTTTTTTGCGGACTGCTCCAGGCTTTTTTGAACCTCACGGATACACACCCCGCGCAAACCGGGATTGGCGATTGCCTCCTCCACCATGTGTTCGGCAAAAAAGTGAGACTTGCCTGAACCACGTCCACCATACGCGCCTTTATAACGGGCTGGCTTCAGTAATGGACGGAAGACCTTTGCAGTCTCTATGACCAGATCAGTCAATGATCTTCCGTGTGATTGATTTGACCTCCAGACCGCCAGAGTGATGATGATGGTTCTTCTCAGACCAGGAATGCCAGCGCTGCGCCATATATTTCAGATTTGCAGCACCGTTGAACTCTGAAGCTGGTAATGCCAGCCCTTCTCGCAACCGCTTGGCCCAGAAAGCCTCTGCGAGCGCCTCCGCGCGTTTAAAGGCTTCCGAAAATGCCTCATGCTTATCGCGCCACAAATAGAGAGTAGACATCGCCAGATCCATTTCTGCCGCAGCCTCAACGAGCGTCATGCCCTGCTTGCCGCACTCGATCAGCTTATCGCACATTTCTGCGTTGTATTTGGTTGGCCGTCCTACTGGCATGTTATCGGTCCTCACATAAGGTTGTCGATTGTGATGCGTTGCTGCGCTACTTTTTCCGTTTGGTTTTCTTCTTCGCGGTTTTTGCTGCGGCCTTGAAGGCTGCGGCAGTAGGGGCGCCTTTTGCCCCTGCTTTACGCATGCGCTCTTTGGAGCCTGCTTTGATGCGTTTGCGCTTTGCGTGAATGTTAGCGTAAAGGCCTCGCGCCATTAAGACCTCCTGGATTTAGTACCAGAACATTTCCAGCGCTTACGACTCAGACGTAACGGGCTGTTCGGATTGCTTGCTGCTTTGCGATGCTTTTTCATCTGACCAGCAGATCGAGCGCAGTAGCTGTCGCCTTTGGATGTGCCTGGTCGGACGCGCGGTCCGCCGCCTTTTGCTTTCCCAGCCTGCCCGTATGAAACTTTTTTACCAGTGCTGGTTATCTTTACTCGTGCCTTGCCTTTGGCAGGCTTGCGAGACGGCATTAAGCTGCGATCCGTCCTACGGCTGTATCAAGGACGCAGGAGCCACCAGAGACGCCTGACGCTGTAAATGTGTATTGGCCCGGCGCTACGCAAAAAAACGTGTCTGACGCCGTGTATGCGGCTGCTGTAGACCCGTCTGATTTCTTCGTTGCGATAAAGTTCTGAGATCCCTCAACGGCATTCGTCACAGTCACTGTTATTGTGCCAGTGATCGACATGGTTGCAACGCCATGACAGCCAAAAGGTACGACCATCGTGATCGCCTCGCTGTTTGCGTCCAGGGTCGTGTTACTAGTTTTCACGCTCATGCGAGAACCTCCTCTTCAATAAGTGCCAACCCATTCGCCGCTGCTACCATGTCCACATGAGCGCGACCATAGAGCGTTGCCTCGTCTACTACCGGATCGGCAGACACAATCATAGACGCACGAAGCGCATCGACCGTTGCCTGGTCTATTCCATCAGTTTCCAGCAGCGCAGCCATGTGGGCGTCATAGATGGCCCGATCTGCATTGACCTCATCAGCCGCTTTCATGGCCCTCTGGCGCTCGCTTACTGCTCGGGAATAAGCATGGAGCGGAGCGCGGATGGTTGTCAGCGCATCGTGATAAGCAACCAAATCAGCGTCGTAGGTTTCGCTTTCAGGGTCGGGAAAAACCAGTTCTGCCTCTGCATCCTGAATGGCCTGCGTTTCCTCCTCAGTGAGCGGTGTCGGCTCGTCAGGAATAACCGGCGGGTCTTCAGGCTGTCCAGTCACCAGCCAGAGGAAGTGGCGCCGTGCCGTGGCGTGGAGGCCCCGATGGGTGACATCCCCGGTACCAGTTGAGTTGAACGGAATAGCAAACCCGGCCTTGTACCCGATGGCCCCTGCCATCTGCTCGATACTATCTAGCGCGGCGACGGGGGCGATGATCACCAGAGAGCGGACTGTGTATTTGGTCATTATGCTGTTTTCCTCGAAATCATGAAGTTCTCCAGAAGATCCCTGTTGCGGCCATCCAGACGGGTGTCCACTGCGGCCCATGCGTAGAGACGGCCTGTGGAGTCGTAGGTGCCATTGTATTCTCCGCCGATGTAGAAGCCGGAAGACGCCCATTCTGATCGAGCGGACATATCTACACTTTCAGCACCAATCGTGTGGTCAGTGTTATCAATCAGAGCAACATATACATCATTCAGCGTTGCATAATCGACGATTGCCCCGTCTTCTCGATACACCGGAGAGCCGACATAACCGTCTATGCTTGTGAGCGCATTTCCTGCATTAGCTTCCAATACCCACGGCCCTAGATTGGTCCCAAACATAATCTGGGTAAGA